TTTCGCCTTCAATTTCAAAGTCGATCTTTTCGGCTTTGTCATCGGGCTTTTCATCGGGGAATTTGAACTCTTCGCCTTCGATTTTTGCCATGATTTACTCCTTATGCCCGGCTGATTCCGCGAGGATCTTCGACCACTGCTTCAACGCTGTCGTCGTTAATGATCCGGAACTCCCTGCCATGAATCTTGACTCTGGTGCCGGTGTTGGGCCTGACCAGAACAAAATCTCCGACCTTGCACGACGGGCCGCTTGGGAAGCGTTCCTTGTCGCCATAGCAATCCGGTCCCATTGAGATTACAAAAAGGACAGGAGACATGACTTCTTCAAAGTGCATGGTTTGGTTGGCCTTGATCAGGCCGCTTTCACCGTATTCCTTCTCAATCTCCGGTAGCGCACAGAGAATGTGATAGGTGGATGGCTGCGGGAGCTGCTTGGCCTTTTCCTCTGCCGTTTCCGGCAAAGTCGTGGGAACGGCGTCTTCGCCGGTTGATAGGAGTATTTCACTCATCGTCGTCTCTTTCCATCTTTCGCACAAGGTCGGTTACGTAAGCATGAGCAAGAGAAAGACCTCGGATTTCTCCCGTCATGGATTTGTATTCCGCAAAATCTTTTGCAGAACCTTCGATGAGAGCGCGGGCGATGGACTCCCGCTTCTCTTCGATTTCTTTTAGCACCAAGGAAAACGCATTGGTTGCCATTTAAACCTCACTGTCGTCGTTGTGGTGGTGGAGACTTGACCTGTTTGGTCATGTGCTTGAGCATGTCAGTCTTGAGCTTTTTGTCGCTCTGACGCTCTTGGGCATTGAGGCGAGCTGCCTCTTTCTGTGCTTCGATGGCAAGACGTTCCTGCTCAAGCTGAAGTTTCTGCATGGCGACTTGGTAATCGCGTTTGGAATCTTCTGCCTTGCGCTGGAGTTCTTGGGCACGAAGTTGGAGTTCTGCCTGCTGCATTTGCAGGGCAGGATCTTGTGCTGCTTGCTGGGCCTGCTGCTGTTGCGCCTTGGCAACGTTGGTCTGCAAGAGCTGTTGTGAAGCTTGTGCAACCAGCCGGGAGAGTTGGACTTCCGTCTGTTCTGGAAGCTCTGCATCCGGCGCGGTCAGTTCCACGCCAAGCTGCTCTTGGACCTTGGCCCTGTAGTTAAACGCCAAATGTTCAGCAATGTGGGCCATGATTGCGCCCTGAAGCTGCTGTGCCATCGGGGTCTGACCGATCATTGCCATGATGCTTGGGTCTTGCATCATTGCCATGTGGGTGGCAATGTGGGCATCATGATCCTGATAAATGAAGGCTTTTGTTGGCTTTCCGGTCAGGAAACTCATGTTTTCGCTGATAGGATCACGTGGTTTCTGGTCTTCTTCCAGAGGCACAAGCTTGTCTGCGTTTTTGATGCCAAGCACCTCAAGCATCTGCCTGTGGAGATGGGGCAGGTCATAGATTTGCGGTGCGCCTTGGGCAAGCTGGAGGGCTGCTTGGTACTGCATGATCCGTTGCGCCATCGTGGCGGCGTTCGGATCGCTGACCGGGATCACCTCTACCAAGTCGTAATCGGACTGCTTTGCTTCGCGGTCTGCTCCTGCCGGGATGTAGGAATAGTCCGGCGGCATGAAGTCACGAATGATCTTCTTGAGCAGTTTAAATTCCATCCGCAGGGCAGAATGGACACGGGCCTGCACCGCAGACATCGTTTTAAGCTGCCTCTCAAGGATGGCTAGGGTTGTGCCGACCGGGGCTTGAGCGCTCATGTCGCTGATCTTTAGATCTGCGATACCCGCCAGACGCCGACCATCTTCTGTGATTTTGTCCAGAAGAGCAGACAGAACCTGACTTGGCTCCTTGTAGGGAAGTGCCATGATGTTGTCGCGCACACTCCCCGACGGCACATCAACATCCCTGAATTCGCCGGGAGCGATAGGGGTGTCATCTCCTTTGATACGCAGTCCACGGGTCTTCAATCCACCGGGCAGGTTGGACAGGGTTCCTGCGTCAACAAGCTGCCTGATGATTGCTGTGCCGGCACGGGCGTAACCACCGATGATGTGGATGTAGCCCAAGCCATAAGCGCCGAAGCCGGGGATGTAGGTGTACTGGACGAAATGTTGACGCTTTAAACAGCGCTCATCGCCCTCTTCCCAGTTACGCCGGATCGCCAGAACCTTGGTGGTTCCACGATCAATGGTGATGATGTAAGGCTTGGCAACGTCACCCTCTTCGCCTTCCAGATTCCAATCCACATGGATCTCAAGGATCTGGTAACGATCATCATCGGTAAGGGAATACCCTTGCTCTTCTGCCTTTTTCTTCTCGATGTCGGTGAAGATTTGCACTGGATCGCCAAGATCCATTTCGCGGTAGAAGCGTTCTGCCTGAAGTTTGATCAGATCATTCTTGGTCTTACGCATCACATGGGTGACGCGCTCGGCGCTGTAAATGTTGCTGGCCCCGTAGGGCATGATGATGTCTTCAGCCGGGATGAAAGGGGCTACCTGCCGGCCAATGGATGGGTCGTAGTAGACCTTTTTAAACGCAGCGCCAGACAGGCCCAGCGAATAGAGCATACGCTCATGTTCCGGCCTGTACTCAATCATCTCTTCGGTCAGGCGGTAGTTCATGTCATCACGAACCCGCTCTGCTGCCTCTTCATTGAGTTTGGTTACTTCACCGATGATCTGAGTCTTCACCGGGCCTTGCGCCGGGAAGGTTTCGGTGATCATCTCCGACTGGAAACGGATGGCAGCTTCGGTCAAGATGGGGCTGTAAACGCCACAAGCACCCAGCCAAGGTTCTGCCCTCTCTTCATACTTCATCCCAAGGACTTCCAGCCCTTTGACGAACATGTCGGACCAGTCTTTACGGGAGTTAATGTCAGCATCAACCAGCCCGATAAGCTCTGAGGCGATGTTGGAAAGCTCACCTTCATCCATGCTTTCAGCCAAATTGGCGTCAAACTCATCTGAAAACTCAGAAGATGGCTCAAGTTCAATCTCAAGGCCATCAATTCCAATGCTTACGGCCTCTGGATCTTCAATTTCAATCTCAATGACCGGCTCATCGGTCATCAGTTCAGGTTCAATGGGGGACAAAGCGGAATCAAAGTTCGTTGCCATGACAGTCCTCAGTAATATTCAACACGGCGTCTATAAAACGGTTTTTCATCATCGTCATCATCTGATTCGATGGAGATAAAACCACCCTGCCGGAACCTCATCAGGGCTTGGGAGGAGGAGTCAACAAGGTCATCATGGTCCCCGTTGGGGAAAGATGCCATTTCCTCCACCACTTCCTCTGCAAATCGCGTTTCCGGCCTCCAAACCACCCCGGAAGCAAACAAATCCGCGATGGAGTTAACCCTTGCAATCTTGTCCTGCCCCTTGTATGGGGTGTATTCAGACAACGGAATACCCATCTTTCTCAGTTCGTAGATCAAAGGCGATCCAGCAGCCCGTTTTTCCACAATTAAGGTGTCAGGGTTCCAGTATTTCCACAGATCATAAGCCTTTGCCTTCAAATCAGGAAACTCCATTCGCTCCTTGAAGGCATCCAAAAGGATGATGTTGGGCTTGTTGACGCCTTTTTCGTTGGTTTTGTAGAAAACACCCCACGTTGTACAGGCCGAGAAGTCGGCCCGGTTGTGCTTTTCAAAGGCTGTATCCCAACTCTGAATGACATACTCACATTCCGGAGGATCTTCATCAGGCCAGATCTTCCACTGGTCCCTTTTGACAATCGCACCCTCTTCAGATGTTGGGTTTTGTTGGTACTGAGCCTCCCACTTACCAACCGGGATCTCAGCTTTGATGGCCTCCAGCTCTGTCTTCTTCCAGAATCCGGGCCACAAAGGATTGCCCGAAGGCAGGATGGCAGGAAACTCAATGACTTCCCAGTCATCGGTTCCATCCTTACTGGAATTCTTGAGGATCTGCCCTGTTAAATCTCTCTTGGACCACCGGGTCATCACGATGATGATCGCTCCGCCCGGCTGAAGACGCTGACGAGGACCGGAGGTGTACCACTCATACACCCCGTCATAGACCGCAGGATTGCCCTGCTTTGCCTCCTGCTCAGAATGCGGGTCGTCAATGATCAAGACATCCGCACCCTTGCCCGTTACGGCTCCACCAACACCAATAGCAAAGTAATCCCCACCCTGCTCAGTATTCCACCGTCCGGCTGCCTTTGAATCAGATGAAAGCTTGGTCTGGAAAACCTTCTGGTAATGCTCCGACTGAACCAGATTACGCACCTTCCGGCCAAAGCCGACGGCCAACTCAGCTGTGTGGGCAGTCTGAATAATCTTCTTCTGAGGGAAACGCCCAAGAAACCAAGCCGGCAACAGGTAAGAAGCAAACTCACTCTTTGTGTGCCGAGGAGGCATGTTGATGATTAACCTCTTCAACTCCCCCTTGGCAACCCTCTCAAAAGCATCTGCCATGATCTTGTGATGCTGGCCAGAAATAAACACAGGCCACATCTGCTGCACAAAGAACAAAAATGACTCCTTGCACCGCTCAACCCTATCTAACTCCAACAACTGATGAATCTTCTTCCTCTGCTCAGGTGAAGCAGAACTCACAGCACCCAAGTACCGTCCAAGCTCCTGTTGGGACAAAAGACTCATAGAGAACTAATCTCCATCACAGACCGATCAACAACCTTAATCCCACGCACCCTCCGTGGACGAATCTGAAGCAACCCCTCCTGCTCCAACCTCCAAACAATCCGGTGCATGTTCGACCTCGACCTCATCCCCAATCCCTTCGCCATCACCTCATACGACGGCGTAACGGAATGAATCTTCTGGTAAGCCTTGATGAACTTCAAGACCAAATCCCACTTGTCCGTCATCTTTGCTTTTGGCCTACCCATACATCTACCCACCTGTGCAACTCAGCAGCCCGAATCAATAACTCCGTCACCGCTTCCTTAGCCTTCTCAGGCTTCTGGTTAATGATCGCGTAATGAACATCCTTCAACGCCTTCTCAGCCATCATGGCCGGATACGCATAATCACCAATGCTCTCTTTCATTGTAGTCCTCATTTAAACGAACACAGTATAAACGCTTGTTCGCACATTCACATCTAAATTTTTTATATACCCCCCGGTGGCTTGGAATGGGAATTGATGGGGGGTGGTTTCTGATGAGGAGGGGAGTGTGTGTGTGGATTAGAGCGTATACGAATGCGGGGCCGTCACGCGCAATATGCCCTCTCCCCCCTCCGGTGGGGTCGTCGTCCTGCCGTTTAAACGCACCGCCACCCTTGGTTAGTGACCACTCACTTACGCTGCAAGCCTCATGATGCCTTGGTCCTGCTGTTGGACACAAGCTTTAAATGCCCGGCCAACTGCTCACGAAGTTGCTCTGCCGTCAGTGGCTTGTCTGCCTCGGCCTGCTGCTCACGATACATACCTGCTGCCCTGCCAAGTAGTTCTAAGGCACGGAGTCGAGTGCCTTCCTGTTTGCCGGCTTTGCTCAGAGCCACCAATGCCCTGTTCACATACCTGATCTGCGCCGCCCTGTCATCTGCCAGAGCCTCGGCTGTTTCGTCCCATCCCGTTTGGATCATCTGTTTGATCCTTGGGTCTTTGCTGAGCCTGTGGGCGCAGGCACTGATCGTTGCGTCTGCGCCCTTGGCGTTGGGGTAAGCATCACGGTATGCC